AAAACTTGTTGATGATGCTAAGGTCATAATTAATAATGTTATGACCGACAATACAATCAGCGTCTTCGAGGTATTGGATAGCGCGGACGATAGGTTCCGTCGCTGGTCTCTCTGTAGCTGACGTAAACGATTGATCATTAAAGACCATTGTTTTTTTAGTGTTGGTGTCGTAGATGCAGAGACAGTGGATTTTGGTGGCATCATTAAATAGTCCGTCTGTTTCTAAATCAAATATCAGCATTCAACGTCCGTGCCATTGATAGGTTTTATCAACAAACTTAGCACGTCTTACTGCCTCTTCAGTAGGAGGATTAGGTTTGTTTAGTGTTATAGGTGTATCATAACACCACTCAGAAATCTGTTGTGGCGTCAAACGCTGCTGGTTCTGTAGTTTCATTGAATTTACAAGTAGATAGGTTGTAGTTTAATCGACAAGCAATGCCTGTTTCCCCAGAGTAGCGATTCTTGAGAACTCTAACAATTGTATCAGAGTGTTTAGTTTCACTCTGTTGATTTCTTTCGAGTCCAATAACTGCATCGCTAAGCTGAGCGATTGCCGCACTTCCTCTAAGTTGTCCGAGTGTAACACGTGCACCTTCTTCATGGTTTTGATCGGATGATCCCCGTTTTAAATGTGAAACTAAAAATAATACGATACCAGTGCGTTCAACAAGTGAACGTAAGCGTGTCATTGTTTGATCTATCATTCGACGTTCATCACCATCTAAACCAGACATAAGGATAGAAAGGTGATCAAGAAAGATAATCTTACAATCAAGTCCTGAGGCTAGGTATTCAATCCTGTTATAAATGATATCAGGATCAAAACTACCAAAGCCATCGAAAAGATAAAGGTTCCATTTGTCAATACTAGAGTCAAATGCTTTTGTAAGGGTGTCATGGCTATGCTCTCCTAGTGCTAGGTTGTTACCTACAGCAGCAGACATCAGACCTAAAGCTGTACGGCGGTTTGACTCTTCAAGTGCCAAGTATCCAACCCGTTCTCCGTTCGATAACAAGTGAGCAGCCAAGTCTCTACACACGGACGACTTGCCTTGGCCTGATCCTGAAGTAATTGTGACAAGCTCTCCGCGCCTAATCCCGTGAAGCTTTGACTGTAATCCTTGAAATGGGTAGTCATAATCTGCTGGTGGTTGTGGTGTTGTAACTAATTCAAGTAAAGATCTAGCATCTACAATACCATCAGGTCTAAATTCCTTACGTTTAAAAAATGCGTCATCGATAGCCTTGTAATCGCTAGCTTGTAAGGCGTCTGAGAGGTCTTTGTAAGCCTCTAGACGGGCGATGTAAGCCCTACCAGGTGGTAATACACTCGCAGCCTCTTCAGCAGCCTTCTGACCGGCTTCATCTGCATCGAACCAAAGCAGGATTTCTTCGTAACCTTGAAGGAACTCTAGGTTCTTTTGGATTGCTTTCTTAGCTCCTGCTGCACCACTAGGTAATGATACTACAGGCCAAGTTGGGTATAGTTCTGCATAAGACACACAATCAAGTTCACCTTCTGTGATGATTATGCGTTTACCACTACTACCCCATAAATGTTGACCAAAGAATGTACCAGGTGTTTCTCCTTCGTAAGTGAATTGTTTGTCTTTAGTCTTTATCTTAGCACCTTTTACAATGCCAGATGGATCATGATAGTAAAACCTTAGCTTGTCCCCATCACGATATACTTTAAATTTCTCACAAGTCTTCTGACTGATCTTGCGTTTCTGCAGCCGTTCGGCTGAGCCTTTGATCTGCACAATAGAATTAGTGTGAATGTGTGTTGTTATTTCTTGTCCATCAGTGTAAGTATGGCATACAAAACAATAGCCATGGCCATCTGTATAAATACTATTGCCATCAGATGAGCCACAACTATTACATGGTGCATGTCTTACAAACTCAGAGGAGCCAGTCGATTGGGATATTGTGGAATGATGTCCACGGTATGTTATGTTTGTCACACCATTTAGCGTATGTAGTCTTTGATCCTTTACTAATTTTATTATATGGTGCTTGAAAGACCATACGTAAATCAAGTTCTGGATGTTGCTGTTTAACTGCTTTAATTTTACGTCTGTCTTCAGAGTCAAAATACCCCTTACATTCTAGCACAACGCCGTTTGGTAAAAAAAAGTCTGGCGTGTATAAATGTGGAATTGTATAGGGTACTTTTTCTGTTTCGTATTCGTAGGCAACATCCAGGTTGCAAAGAAGATCAGCAACTCGTTCTTCAAGTCCTGATCGAAATGCCATTAGAAGAAGTCCTCGGTTTCAGGATCTTCTACAGGTGTTACATTCGGCTCACTAGCCTTGAACCCTTCAGTCTTACCAAAGAGTGCTGCAACGTTTTCAGCAGACATGTCACCGGTATCTACACCAGCTGCTGTATTGAGAGACACCAGTTGTACACCAACCAGTTTAAGGCTTGTTCCATACGTAACCCCATCACGGAGAATATACGGCTTCTGATAGAACGCAAGCTTAACACGACTGCCAGCATACATAGGTGTATTGTCATCAGAAATAATTGTCCCTTCAGTATCGACAACAGGTGGACGAGATTCTTCATTCCAAGAGAACTTTACTTTGTATTGTCCTTCAGTGACTTCTTCCCAAGGTTCAGGTTTAAGGGTAGAACGCTTAGGATTCTTTAGTTTAGACTCAGCCCACTTAAGAGATTCAACTCTATCATCTTCTAGTACATCAACCATTGATTGATCAACTAGAGCAGCAAGTGAATAACCAAACTTACTTGGTTTCAGTACAGCTTGATAGCCTTCAAGGACTACAGGCTGTGCGGTTTTGTGGATTTGACGTGGCATTAGTTAATACGAGTTTGTGCTAGTGTGAAATATGCAGGATCTTTTTCAATCCCGATGAATTGTCTACCTGTGTTTTTACAGGCAACACCTGTGGTACCTGATCCCATGCAAGGATCAAGAACTACATCATTTGAGTTAGAGTAAGTTTTAACAAGATACTCCATTAAAGTTATAGGCTTCTGTGTTGGATGGTACTTACCTTCTGATTCAGCAGTTCTAAAGTATTGGACACTGCGAGGGTAACGCATACCATTATCAGATACTACATGAACAGCTTTAGTTTGAACACCATAAGCTTCTGTATCTCTTACTGCTGTACCTTTGTCGTAAGGACTACCCTCAACCATTTGGGGATTGTAAGTACACTGCTTACGATAGAAGACAACAATATCCTCATGGGCTCGAAGTGGTTGTTTCTTTGCATTTAAATAATTGGATGCTTTAGATTTTTCCCAAACCCATGAATATTTGAAGTCTTTATAGTTAGACGTAATCAACACTGACGTGAAAGGTTGAGCAGCAGTAGAAATGATTGCTGAATTTAACTTGCAAACTCGGTAAGCTTCTTTCCAGAATACATCATAATCAATGATAGTATCCCATGTATTTCTTTTATTCAATGTGCCATAAGGAAAGTCTGTTAACAACAAGTCGATGGAATCATCTTCTAATTGCTTAAACACATTGAACATGTCGTCATTGTAAAGCATCAAGGATAAAGCATTCAAGTTGGTCGTGGTCAATCACAAACTGGTGTTTAACATTTTGTGAGCATCGCGTTTCTGTATCAAGTGCTAGGCATGGGATGCTTCTACGTTTTAGAAAGGCAAACCCACCAGCATCTTGACCGCACAACGCAGCCCATTTAGTGGGAGGATTCTCATTATCCTCTACAATTTCGGGCATGGGACCGACAAATTTGTACGCCATGTTTGTATCCATGTACAACTTATCTTCAATACCCAAAATCCCATTGACAACAAGATCAATTTTGATAGGACTTTTATTACCAACTATGTGGTATGGTTTCTCGATTTCAACAGTGAAACCTAGAGAAGTAAGTACGTCAGCTAAAGCCAGTTTAAGTACGTTGCCTCGTTGGTTCTTACTTGAAACAGGGGTTAGATCAACTAGAGTGGTAGTCATTAACAAAAGAAGTACGTACTATCAATTACGGAGCTAGGTTCTAGATCTCCAATAATCGGTGGGTTAGACTCTGCATCTATCTGGTTAGCGAAGTCTTGCAAGTAATTGTGTTCGGCAAAGAGGTGCATATATGTCTCTCGTACAATTGCACTGAGAACAGACATGTCGGTAGCACGACACAATACAGAATCATGAATGAGAGCGATCGGTGCATTGAAAGCCAATGCGCTGAAGTGGAGAAGGGAAGCATCAAGTGAA